AGACAACTGCAGATAGTTAAGCTCACTGTATGATCCTCGCTTGTAAGCTTTCCAGACACTATTAGGGCCTTGGCCTACATTGACATAACAAGAACGTGTGCCATCTTGTTGTTTACGGTGTGAACAATTGCCGCAGATTGTGACATCCTTGCCAGTCTGCACTGCTTCCACAGGATTGATGTTGTCACACAAGATAAATACTTGTGCCATGTTGCCTGTCTTGCGATTAGTACTGTTGAGAGTAAGAATCGCTACGTAAGGTTGGCCATCAATTGGTGATAGGCCACGGTCAATGATGAAACCAGTTGGCTTAGCCATGGGTGCCTCCTTGTGTTTGTTAGTGGACACTAGCTAGACGCTAATCAGTAGGCTGACAACTCAGATGTAGGAAGAATGCGATATTCCAACATATCGACCCAAAAAGGTCTCATTTGGATAGCAAACAACTCAGCACGTTCTTTAGTATCAAAGAACTCAGAATTAGCCCACATCTTAGTGCCATCGAAATCATATGCACGTTGCAGCACATATGCAGCACTGAATCGTTCGGTGCTCATAAGAATTCTCCAATGATAGAGAGAAGGAGGGTAGAGAATCCCTCAGAAAGCCATCACAAAAGGATGGCAAAGTGAGAGATACTGTGGCAGTTTGATTGTGAGTGCACAAAAGGGCTGGCCGCTTCAGTGTGCCCTAACCCATAGCCTCAGGATCCCGCCCGGTGAGTGCTACGGCGACAGTGACCTGTTGCGCCTGTTCAGCCTGTTATTCAGTTGTCTAGGTTCTTGGTTGTGAGTGTACAGACTAAAGGAGAGCCTGTCAACTGTTGAAGGTAGCTCCTATCACCTAACAAGTAGGATTTGGAGCCAGTGTTGTGAGGCGAGATCACGTAGGATCAGGCCCTAGAGAGCAGGGCTTGGCAGACCTTCGCGGTCGCTGCCCTTACCTCTTGCTCGTAAGTGTATCGGTGCACCATGGAGTTGTCCACTTTGCGTTACAAAACCGTTACACAAACAAGAATCAGAAGGGGCAGACAGATCACATCACAGTAATTGAGAACGGTTCGCAATAAGGGCAAGTATTGGGTCGAAGTATAAGAAATAGGGCCGAGATTGAGTTATATAAGTTAGATTGCATATCTAAATTGCTCAAATGCCAAGATTTAGACCCCCGCCATGGGGGTAAGTGGCTCCTGGGCACGACGTATATAGGCTTCAGAAATTTTTGGTCAGATTTAACGGCATATCTGCTAAGTAATTTAGCTGGAACCTGTTAGAAAACTATCTCTAAGCCTCTACAACACCCTTTTACTTATTCTTTTGTCTCCTTATACCAAGGAGCAGTTAAACGCATCTCAGGGAGGCTTGTAGACCCCTCTGAGAACGTTTCTGTATAAACAGGAGTTACATAATCAGGAAGAGAAGGTTCAATCTTTTTGTATTCCTCAATAGCGGAATCAAGTTCAGCTTCGACACGGAGATCAATAAACTTGTCTTCTAACCAGACAAGCAGACCAAGCAGTAGATGATCCCACCAAGGAATGCCACGTTTCCAGGATTTAAAAAGAACCTGGAACTCAACTAGCCTAAGTTTTTGTTCCACATTGCCTCACAGACATTAGGAAGGTGTTGATACAGAAGGTCTTGTACTTGACCAGCTATCTGTGCGTGTTCCCGTTGAGTACCATGACCAGTTCTTAGGTCGCAGTAATGCAACCAAGACCTAACAGTACCGTTCATGTACAGCTTGGTTGGAGACGCCAAGGGAAGCACTTCTCTGGCACACTCTTTAGCTAGACCAGCTGACACCATCTCTCTGTAGAGATCCTCAGCTTCTGCAAAGTGTTGATGGATACGACGGATGTACTGCTGTTTCTTGTCAGTGGATAGGTCATCAATACTGTTCTGTCGGTTGGTTAAGTCTTGACGACGAAGAGCTGGAATAACTGGAGTACCAATGGTAGTTACATCTGCATACCGTTGTGAGAATTCTTGAAAGGAGAAGCTACGATGCCTAAGAAGTTGTGCTGCTATTGCACGAGTTGTAGAGATTTCAACACACATGTTCACCATTTCAAAAGGTGACCAATGTTGATGTTTAATTAGGTAGTTAATTAATCTAGCACTGGTCTCAGTGTTTGATTGATTAGAAGGGTTAGACACCCTAGCCATGTAAGCAATAAGCTCTTCAGCATTAGGTGTAATGTGTACAAGGTTAGCCTGGTGGATCATTAGCTACTATGTATACTATGTAATTAGTGAGTTGAGTAGGGAGTGCTGGGGGAACGTTGGAGGAACCCTGGAGAAGTACTGGTGGTTTACTTATGACTATGGGTCTCACTTCGTTCGACATCCATAGTAGTTAAGGGGTAAGCTACTAAGCTTGTCTTAGTGGTCTTACCCCCTAAGGGGGCCATCAATCCACCCTTTCAGGCCCCCCTCTACATAACTGATCAACCAAACCCCTTGCAGGGGAATTGGTCTCATTTGAGTCTTACCCAGGTAGGAGTATTGGTCTTACCAGCAAGTCCCCTTGCCTTGCGTCGTTGTTCGATATCAAAGCCAAGGACCATGTGGTTAGCAGCTGATTGAGGGTCATCCTTCCAGCTATCCAGAAGGTCTTGCCAGTCTTCCTGCTTACGTTGTTTGACGACCTCCATCGCTGAGATCCCCATGGCGTCTGTGAAGTACTTCACGCCTTGAGCCAGGGAGTCCAATCTGTCGTCGTGTTTGATGGCTCCTTTTTCTTTGCACATCCTGCTCATCTGATAGAAGAGCATGTACATGAGACGGTTCTCTGGAGCTTCGTCTTTGTTTGAGCCATAGTCCCAGTCAACAACCGAACGATCAATAATCAGACGGTGTTGATTCATGATGGGTTCTAGGGCATCAATGATTCTGTCTTCCTTACGGACATTGGCTCTGACTTCTTCAACGTCGATAGCTTGTTTAGTTTGTTGCAGATGCTTTTTGAACAGCTCTGCAACGATACCATCTCCAAAGTTGGTTTCAATTACAAGCTTGGTAACGTTAAAACGCTTACATCCACGAAGGATGTCAAGAAGTGTGCTATCACTATAACCATCGCGGTACGCTCGTATTTCGTGAACGTAGAGAAATCCATTCCGTTGACTTATAAATGTTGCTGCTGTTTCGTCAGTGCCTCTACCTGACGGGTCAATCGAGCAGATTGTTTCAGCGTATGGACCCCATTCTCCTTGAATCTGCATTGGGGAATAGAAATAATCACCCGGTAGGCCAACCGTAGGCAGGTCTTTGAGCACATTACGAGGGTCACTGCACCACACAACAGAATCCGGCGCTTGAGTCGGGTTAACAGAGGTAATGATGAGATCAGAGAATTTAAGTGGGAACTTTTCTGCATCGCTAAGAGTGGTATCAAGTTGGAACTGCAACAGAAAGTTGCTACGACCCATAGATGCTTCTCGTTCCATAAGGTCAGAGGAAGAGAATCGATCAGGGTCAGTGGGAGACCACTCTTCAACTCCCATGTCAAAGTCTTCTAAAAGTTGTGGGGCAAGAAGATTTTCGTATTGAGAGAGTTTGTCTTGACGTGGATAACGTGCAGGCCACACAAAAGGTCTGTAGTTACGTTCAGCAAGCTTTCGGTAAATGGTGAAGGTGGTCTGAGGTGTACCCAGATACATAATTCGTGAGTCGTTCTTTGGAGTAAGGATCGACTCAGCCTCAGTACAGAGTTGAAGAAGCTTCTCCCTCATCATCTCTGTCATTGAGTTACCAGGAACTTCAATGTCATCAAGAATCATGAGGTCAGCACGGCTACCAGTGAGCTGACCCGTAATACCAACGGATTTAACTGAGGGTGCTTGGTGTGGGGCACAGTTAACGTCAAAGCTAATACGAGACCATCTGGCATCATCCGACTTCGGTCTTAGATGTGCTAGCCAAGGGGTTTCAATGATCAGCTTTTGAAGAAAGATTGACATGTTGTCTGCTCGCTCTTTGGAAGCGGAGATAATCATGATCTTCTTTTCTGGATTGTTAAAGAGTGACCACAAGACAAAGGCTCCAGTAATCCAAGACTTACCTACACCACGAAATGCTTGGATCTGTAGTCGCTTAGGACCATGTTGTAGATAGTCAGCAATTGCATATTGAGCACGGGTTGGAGGGGGGAGGTCTAGCTGACGCCATAAAGCCTGCAGGAAGAGCTTGAAGTCTCCCTGCAAAGCAGACAAAACATCGTTCATAAGGTATTACCACCAGCAAAGTAACGAGAGCGTTTCTTGGTTTTCTTCTGTGTAGCTGGATTCTGCTTGGCTACACCTTTCCACCAATTATGCATGTCTGGAGAGACGTTGATAGGAGCTTTACCTAAGGGAACATCAAGGCTGTTTGGAGAGTTAGGAAGGTCGGATTGAGTTGTACCGCGACCAATAAATAAATCTGAAAGTTTTTTCTTACGGTTAGCAGGCATCTATATGAGCCCCTGAGGGGGTAGAAAAAGGCGAAAGGTATAAGGCAAAGAAAAGCCCCCAGAGGCGTGCTCCAGGGGCTTACAAAGGGGTCTCAAAAAGGATTACTTACCTTTGTTCCTACGCTTCAAATAAGCACCATATTCGTCAGCGTTAGAAGAAGGTCCAGCAGACATATCAGCTTTAAGTTGTTTGTTCTTACGCTTCAAATAAGCACCATATTCTTCGGCGTTGGAAGAAGGTCCAGCAGACATATCAGCTTTAAGTTGGCGAGCTTTCTTGCCAATTGCCTGGTCTTTGTATTTGTCAGAAGAGTACTTTTCAATCCAAAGCTTACGGCCTTCCTCTGCAGTTCCCTTAAACTTTTCTGGAGCTTTAGGTGCTGCAGGTTTGGGAGCAGGAGAAGAGAAAGAACCAGAACCAGATCCTGAGTCAGAACTTTGAGGTTTGGGACGGTCAACAGGATAATCTTTTTGCAGCTTGGCACGAAGACCTTGGTGATAAGCGAGAGTTTCTTCCTTAGTACGCGGCCTAGTAACGTTGCCTGTTTTATTTAGGTTAAAAATTCCGCCCTTGTCGGTAAGGTTAGAAATCTGTTTGGCCGTAGGCTTGGGCTTAGGTTTAGGAGCTTGTGGCGCTTGGTAGCGGCTGTGTCCAGGACTAGGACGACCTTTGTTTGAAAGGGTATTCCCAAGGTCACGAAGACTGGTGACGATGTTGTCTTTGGGATTGAAGACGCGACGTGCTTGGTCTACGGTCGCAGCAGCTACACCAAGAAAACCTGCTTTTTTAGCTAAACCAGAGTTAAGTAGACCCCTGGCAGGCGTTTTTGTACGAACATTGGTGGAGCGTGTACCTTTTGCTGCATTATCAAGCTTGGTCTTTGCAGCATCAACACGGGATGGAGTAGGACGAGAGGTTCCAGGCCTGGCAGGGCGGGGCTTGGGTTGTGGTCCCTGCATGC